CTACTTCAATGAACTCTACACGGACTAATCCGTTATCATCGTAAATTTCGTTTCTAATTTGTGGCATAATTTTAAGCTTTAGTTATTCCGATAAATGGAGGGTTTCCACTTGCATAAATTGGAGTTCCAAATGTTGTTGGCGCACTTCCAAAAGTTACGTTCATATAAAGATGCGTCAAAGGGTTTGTAACTGCAACAACATTCAAAGGAATTGCTCCACTTGAATTTATTAAACTTACGTTAAACGTTGGTGTATTATGTAAGCATAGCCAATAAGTTGTGCCCGCAACAAAATTAAATGTTGTAGTTGCTGTTTTTATTCCAATTGTTGAGCAGTTAAGGTCTGAGCTCTCATAAAGCTTTTGGTCAGGTAATCCATTTAAATTTGAGTATATTAAAATTCTTGCTAATCCAGATGGGGTTGCGCCTGCAACATTTATGTATAAGGCAGAACTCGTTATATTTTGATTAGGGATAAACGGGCATGCTACTAATCTATTAAATACTGAAGAACTACTGGAAAATCCTTGAGATGTTGTGCCAGCATATGTACTTTGCCCACTTGCTAAAGCTGTAATAGCATGAATACCACTTGCACCGCCACCACCGACAACTAAATCACCACTACCTAAAACAGAACTTCCGTTTATTGTTTTAATGTTTGTACCGCTAACAAGTTCATCTTGTTTGTCGTTCCAAGTTGCCGCGCTCGAAATATAGCTATCAGCTAAATCCGTTGTTAAATGCAACTCATCCAATAATGTAACACCGCCCGTTATGCTTGCTGCGTTACCGCTTCCGCTTGTTTTTATAACTTTTAATGCTTCGCCTGAACCGCCCTTTGTTATGGTTGCAGCGTCACCGCTACCGCTAGAATGATTTATGATTAAATCTTTTGCGCTTAAAGTGTGTGTTCCTAAATCTACGTTTCCTGTTGCTCCTGTGTAAGGTACAAAAGAACCGCCTGCTCCACTTGCTGAAATTTCCACGTAAACGCTACCTGTCCAACGATAAGTCTTATTGGTGTCCTCTGCTATGTAAATTGTTTTTACAGCACCTGTAACAGGAAATCCTGCTAGGTTAGCAAATGTCTTTACCTGTGATGGAATGTTAATATCTATTGCCATGCTAAATTAATTATTTGATTGCTTAAAGTTGGGTAAGTGTTTGTGCTTACCTGTATTCCGTCTATCTGTACGTTAAAGGTTGTGTCAGGTAGTGTTAATGTTGCTCCGCTTTGTACACTTGCTAAATAACTTCCATTCGTGTTTGTAACGCTTGCATTAGGACAGAATGGTGTGTAGTTATTTGTTTCGCAGATTGTCATCTCGTTAGGAATAATAACGTCAAATGTCATTGTCCAACCTGCTAACAAGTTTTCAAATCTTTCTGTGAATGGTTCGCAAGTAGGATTACCATCTACAACAAATTGTAAGTCGTATAAATTACCATGACGCATCTGATCGTAGACACGGTTTAAGATTGCTATCTGTGTATTTAACACGTCCTGCTGGTTGTCATTACCTCTGTAGATATCTGTAGTTGCTTCCTTTGGAATGTCAACAATATCCATAGCAATTAAAGACATATTGTAACGCACAACATTAGTTTCAAACGTAGCGTTGTTTGTCATCAGGTGAACTAACGGAAAGATAGTCTGCTTGTTTAGGTCTACTTCAAAAATGTCACCTTCAGTAACCGTGTTTACCAAAGGGTCATTATCGAAAAACCATTTTATTAATTCTAATACCTTGTAGTACCCTGTCATTTTTTAAGTTTGTTTAACTGTCTTTGTTCTATTTCTTGTTTTTGCTTTTCGAAAGTGAGATAGGTGAGACACATAGATAATCTGTAACCTGTAACTGTGTCAAACTTCGTAATGTCTCCTCCTGCAAGAGCGTAAACGCTTGTATACCATCCCCATTGTTTTCCAAATTGAGCTGTTTCACTAAACTCGTTTCTATCTTCTTGTTCGTCTTCACTTCCTTTTCCAAATAGGACAGGGTAGCCTGCAATAATTCGTTTCCTAAAGTCCAAAAAAAAAGAGAGCTTGCAATTACTACATCTAGTGGAGCAAACTTCATTAACTCCTGGAAGTCTATGTTTGGTTCGTATGGTAAGATATCGTATTTATCTTTCCGTGTTTTCACAATCGGACGATACAGCACCGCCATTGCTTTGTGATAATCGTCCCAATTTGTAAGGTGTGATTCTAAATCTACATATTCTCCAAATGAAATCTCTTCCAACTCAGGAATAAAACCAAATTCAATCTCAGCTTGTTCTGTTTTTATTTTAAACGTTCTTTGAAACTCAGGTTTCTTTGAGAACATCTTACTGAAATGCGCTATTAACTCGTTTAAGCTTGTTAGCTTCATTCTAGCAACGTCTTGCAAGGGTATACCACAAAATATCTCTATCATCTTCTGAGCAACAAATTCTTCATCGTTAGAACTTGACTGAACTCTTATGAAGTCCTGATAGTGTTTTAATGGAATTTCACTTAGTGAAGAAGGTACGTTGATTTCTAACTTCATATAGTTATAATTAATTATTCGTGTTTTTGTTATTTGCGTTTTGCTGTATCCATTCGTACAGCTCTTTTAACATATTAATATCTCTGATATTTCGCAGGTAGATTTGTACGTTGACACCTTTCTTTTCCCAAATGTATTTCTTGACTTCTAACATCATGATTTCTAAATCTGTCATCGTATGTAGTATTGTCCTTTGTGTGGATTGTCTAACTGATACGCAACTGCATATCTCAAAGCATCTATAGCGTGATTAAATTTATCTATCGGTGTTTTGCTTTTCTTTTCTAACCAGGAATAGTTGTTAAGCTCTTTGATTAAATCAATGCTGTCCTCTGTAATGACTAGATCGTAATCCTGTAGTAAACTAATCCCGTAAATAACGCTGTCTGCTCCCTTGATTGTAGGTACTACGTTATTACCTAAAGCGTTAAGCTCACTTATTAATCTAGGTTCTGAGTTATCTCCTACTATTAAATCTTTATCTGCAAAATCCGTGTTTAATCTTGCTATTTGAGATGTCGTTAAAGCTTGCTTGTAGTAGAGTAGTTTCACGTAGATAATCTTGTTTGCTTTATCTATGTTCGTTTTTACTAACGTTGTAGGGTCTGCGCTAAATCCGTAATCCTGTCCGTAAACATTTACTCCTACTTCTCTAAACTGTCCTATCTTCCAATTGGTAAAAATAACCCCCTCTGCTTTGTCTAACCAACCCCCTAAGATTGTGTGTCTGTATTTCTCAGGTCTGCGTTCCTTAATGTGTTCTACCTGCTTTAAGAATGATTCTGATAGGTTCTCTATGTTATCTAAGTAGGTTGTGTGAATGTAGGTAGTATCGTTTTTTATTAGTGTTGATCCCTGTTCGATTCCTTTGCTTTCAAAAAACTTATCGTATATAAAATGCTCTTTTGTTGTGGGGTTTAAAATCAAGATTACACGGTTCTGTTTTGTCTTATGCCTAATTGATAAATCTATCTTATCAAACGTGTCTTCGTCTGTTAGCTCCTCTGCTTCATCTAGTACCCATGTCGTAACTCCCTGTAATGATTTTAGGTTTGCTGTCTGTGTTCCTGAGCTAGTTTTTATTCCTTTGAAGATAATCTTTGAACCTGTTTGAATGTTAATGATTTCGTCTTTTGTTACAATGAAGCTCTCCTGCATATTCATTAGCTCTATCTTCTCTATAAATTCTGGTATGATAGATATAGACGCAGAGACTAACGTATAACGTGTAAACAATACAACGTGTCCGCTCTCTTTGGTTAAGAGCAGTAGAAAGGTTGTAACGCTGTAAGACTTAGAAGAACCACGTCCACCTGTTACGATGAAGTAACGTGAATCACTTCCTAAATAATTAAACTTCTTATTTAAGACTATCAATTTTAAATAGGTCTTTTACATCGAAATCAGTAACACTTAGGTTTGTGTCAGTAGTTTGTTTTGGCGCACCGTATGCAGAATCCATTAAAGCTTTATATGCGTTAACATCTCCGTTAGTTGCTTTTAACATCATTGCTAAAGTCATTGCTTGTTCCTGTGTCAAAGTTTGTTCTTCTCCTGTTATTACGTTCTTTTGTTTAGTAGCAAATTCTAGCAACTCTTTAATAACTGTGCTTCTGTTTTTTGTTCCTACTGGCTTTCCTTTTGGATTTCCGCTTTTACCTTTTTCAAATGGATTTAATGTACCTCCGTTTTTCCCTTCCATGACTCTGATTTTACTCTGATATTTTTTGTTTTGGTCGTTTCTTAAAGTGATCTAAAAATTCGTTTTCGTCTATCTCTTCAACACACATTAAACCATCTGCATTTGTCAAGTAAACAACGTAGTGATGTCCTTGCTTTGTGAGATGGTCTGTCAAAACGTTTGCTTCTGCAATCATTTCTTTTCCGTAGTCAACTAGATAGTATGCCATGTTACTCTGCTTCGTACTCGTTGTAAACAATCTGTAATTTACTAACCATGTCACGTAAGCAACTTGAACATGAAGTCATTTGATTACGCTGTGAGAAGATACGGTTGTATATTGCTAAAAGTTGTTTTTGCTCTTCTGTAGTGACTGTTCTATTGAACTTGCTAAAGTAGGTGTGTAACGTGTTGTATTCGTCTTCTGTTAGGCAGAGAGCTTTGGTATATGGAAAGAGTTTGTTCAGTTTCTCTTTGCGTGCGTCACATCCGCAATCTTCTCCTGCGATGAACTTTACTAGCTTATCTATTCCTGTAGCTTTTGTTATCTGTGCTACTGTGTCTCCTAAGCCTTCTGCTTTCTTTCTTGGTGTTCGTGTTTTTGCCATTTTCTTTTAAATTAATTCGTAATCTCCGTTTTTAAAATCCTCGTAATCTTCTGATACGTTTTCTTTTATTCTGTTCTTGCAAATTGCAATGGTGTTAAATATGCTAGTGACTGAAATTCTGCTTTGCTTACTCATAATACGTAAACTAATGTTCGTGTTTTTGTACACTTCAAATAGTTGTTTATCGTACCAATGCCAGGTTAACATTTCAGCATCTAGTTTGTTTAGTAAACTGTTGTATGCTTTGTTTTCTTCGTCCGTGTTTTCGTCTGCAATGTTATACACATCGTCTAACTTTATAAATGTGATTTTCTTGGATTTGTTCACGTGCATCAGGAACGTGTTCTTTAAAGCTAGCCAAACATAACCTTTGTTTATCTTTCCGTTTGTGTACAGCTTCTCTTCGCTACTCCATTTCAATAACATCAGGTAAGTTTCCTGTACAATGTCTTCAGCAAAAAACTCTTCGCCGAACGTGTTAACCATTTTTACCCATTCGGAATGGTTTTCTACTATTTTATTTATCCAATGCACAATAGTTATTGATTAATTTCTAATCAAACTTACGATGAAAATCTAATTACGTTGCTAAAAAGTTATCAACAATGAAAAAGCCACCTGTTAAAGTGGCTTCTGTTTACATTCTCTCTCTTAAAATGTATTCGTCTAACTTAATTGCTGTGCTTAATGTGATATCCTTTCCCTGTAGGAATTTGTCTATCTGGTATTGGTGAAACTTTCCTGTCTTTGATTTGATATCCTGTACTATTTGGTTTCGTGTTTTGGTGCGCAGTAATTCTTTGAGCTTGTTTCTTAGTTGTGTATCGTCAATATACATACTTAGAAAGGTAGATCATCGTTCATTGCATCAGACACAGGTATTCTTTCCATTGTCTCAGGTGCTACGTAAGGTTCAGAGAAAGCTGCAGAGAAGAAAGCTCCTGCTTTACCTTGCTTAACCCATAACGCAACTTCCATTTCTTTACCGTTTACGTTTACTTTACCTCTGTAGTCAGGGTGTGTGTCTTTAATCTTGTTCGTGTTTTTGAAGATTGCTCCAGTGTTTAACTTGTTTTCCATTGTATATTTATTTAATTGTTTACTTAAAATGCGCCTTTGAATATCCATGAGCATATAAAAGTACCCAAGGTAATTATAAATGACATGGCTAAAATTAATCCGATGATTGCTATTGTTTTCTCTTTCATTGTTCTTGTTGTTTAAAGGTTAATAACAACCAAACATTTTAAAATATTCAGATTCAGTAATCCATTCATTTGTTATTTTATTTCTATAACCATCATAGATACTTGAATTTGTTTCTGCATCCCAATTTTTTTTAGCGTTTGGGTCTTCTAATGTCGGCTCTAATGTCTGCTCTAATTCTCTAATATATCTTAAAACGCTAATTGGTGTTTTCATAAAATCTTCTTCAGCATTTTGCTTGAAGTAATCTAAGTCTTTCTCTTTCATTGTTCTTGTTGTTTAAATGTTAGATAGTAACTTTCAAGTTCTGATAATTGTTTTTGAAAAATTTCTTCAAGTCTTTTTATTCTCCCAACAATAGAATATTGTCTTCCTTTAGAATCTTTTCTTGATATGTGTTTATCATCAAGATACATATTCACGCACTCTATTTCTTCTTGTAATAATTCTACTTGGTTTTTAAGCATTTCTTCTTTCATTGTTTTTGTTGTTTAGTTAGTTCTTGTTTAACTTGTTCATAATAATCATATAGTTCCTCATCATGATATACACTTTTAATTCCTTGTATCTCATCAACTACTTTTGATGCAAGGTCTTTTCCAAACTTATTTACCAAGTCTTCTGCTTTTTCTTTTGGTGTCATTGTTCTTGTTGTTTAAGTTCGTAATCTACTATCTCAAGTTTTCCGCTAAACACATAGCCCGTAGCTTTCAAAAGACGTTCTAGTATTTCTAACATTTGATCTGTTAAAACGTCATTGTGTGGAACTTCGTATGTTATCTTGTGGTCGTATTGTTCGATTGTTATTTTCATTTGTATTCGTCTTTTAGTCGTTCCAAGTAAAGGACAAAGTCCATAGCTTCTTCCTGTGCGTGTGTAAGCCATTGTAACGTGTCTAGGTCGGTTCGTTCTAGCGTTGTCTTATACTTAGCTATTCCGACTTGACTTCGTTCGGCAAATCGGCTTAAAACACGAATGACTATTTGGTCTTCTATTATTTGGTTCATAAGAAATTAATTAATGTGTTGTAATACTCACGGCAAAGTTCAACCTGTTCTTTGATTCGTTCTATAACTGCTTCGTCTTTCTGTACAAAAAAGACTTTTACTCTGCGATTCTTTGGAATGTGAGAAAAGATGTGCTTCTTTTGAATCTCGTCTCTTAGATCTAAGCTTTCTTCCATTAGATTTAACTTCCAGTGCGTTCGTCTAATCTCATCCTCAACCATCAATTCAGGTGTATCAACTAAGCAATAACAAAGCATTGACTGTTGTTTACCTGTAAGCCACATATATCCTTGCAGTTGGTAGTAGTAATCCTTTGTTGGAATCTCGGTCTCAAAGAATGGGAATGTTGAACCATCCCAACTTGATTTAACGTCTAACAATACTTGCTCCGTGTTTACGTCCGGAGTACCTGTAATCCAATCGTTCTCGTAATGCTCCTCATTCTTGTAAATAAATCCAACGTCCAATACTTCGTTAACTAGGTTGATTGATTCGTTCTCTACTTCGTTTCCTTTGTCTGTGTAACGTGAGCTGAACTCTTTGCGTATTCCGTATTTATCCTGCAAAACCATCTCGTGAATGTAAGTCTTTGCAGTCTGTGAAAGCACCTCCGATTTATTACGAGGTGCTGACATAATTTTTCCTATAGCAGAGCATCTAACTTTCATAGTGCGTTCAATATATCAATTTGACCATCTGTTAAACTAAACTTGCTCTCTAAAGATTCACGTGTAATCTTTCCATCGTTCAATGCTTTGACTGCATCTTGGAATCTCTTAGCGTCTAAGGTTTGTTTCTTTGGTTCGTTTTTTATTTGCTCTCCTCCAGCATCAGTATCTTTGTCTGTTACTAATCCTAGCATTGAACTAATTGCATAACGACGAATGTAGGTAATTGCAGAACCTAGAACTTGGAAGTCGTTCATTCCTTTGAGTTGTACGTTTTGTGGAATAGGTGTGTTACTTTGTATTGTTTCACCACTTTCAACGTGATATAAAATAGTATTTACACCATTATCATTAATTAACTGTGTGAATCCTAATCCGTATTTTTTTAGCAATGGATTGATTACACTAAAAATCTTCGGTAAATCCGAGTAAGAATATCCATAGCCTTGTGTTGCTTTGTGGATGACAGGTACTTCTTGTTGGAACTGAGCCAACGATTTAAATAAATGTTTCATAATAAATTGGTTTTTGTTTATACAAAGATATAAGATTATTTCATTTCTCGCACTAATTCTTTATATTTTTTTATAATTTCTTTTAGTTCTTCTACACTCCAGCGTTTCTCAATGTGTGCTTTACCTTGTAATTCAATCAATTTTTCTGCTCCAATTCGTTTTTCTATGCCTATCTGATAGTTAAGCAGGTTTCCTGATAAATATGTGTTACACGCTTCGCATTGTAAGTGTACATTGTCTTCATGGAATCGGACGTTTGAATGTCCTCCCTGTGAGTAATAGTGTCCTGCGTTCTTTTTCTTTGGTATTGTGTTACATGAAATGCATAACTGTCCTTGATCACGTTCTCTAATGAAACGGTTGAATACTACCTGTGCTTCTTTTAACCAATCCTGTGTAGTTTTTAACTCTGTTTTCATTCGTTTTTTTGTTTCTTTCCATTGTTTTTGTTGGAAATCTACAACAGCAGCTTTTAAACATTCATGTTGTAAACAATATTTTTGATTGAATCGAATAGGTTCAAACTTCTCTTTGCAGTTTTTACATCTCATAATGGCAATTGTTTTAATATTTTATAAAGTACGTTTACCACGATTGAGTTACCTGCTTGTTTGTATGCTTGAGAGTCGCTAACCTTCCAAGTAAATGTATCCGGAAAATCCATTAATCGAAAGCATTCTCTTGGGGTTAATCTGCGGATCCTGAATCCATCCATTGTGCCTTGATTACATCCTGTATCTAATGTTTGTGCTACTCCTTTACCTACTCTTCCTCTTCGTGTTTCGCTACTTGGAACACTAAAGTTTATGGAATCTCCTTCCATTGCTTCCTCGTATCCTTTCAATGTTGCTGATTTGATTTTTAGGTAATTAGTAGTTCCTGCTCTGTGTATTTGTTTTGTTGTAATAGGCTTTGCAAATTCACTTTCATTAGATAAAAATTCAGGTTTGTAATAAAAAGTTTTAGTACCTGTGCTTGATATATACTCAATCATTTTTTCACTCAAAAAATACTTTTCAAGATTACTTTTAACTTTCAAATATTCTCCATCAGTTGGATTTTTTGCATAACCTGTAAGAACACAATTAGCAGTATTTTTGATATCTACATCAGTCCATCCAATCCCACGTTCTGCATTTGTAATTGTTCCAATACGTTCATCACTCAAATAATATTTTTCAAATATCTCTTCTTCTAGTACATCTTTTAATCGTTTACTCAAATGCTCTTCTCGTGGAAATTGAAAATAATTGTCAACATCATCTCGAATTCCAATCAAGAAAACTCTCTCTCGATTTTGTGGAACTCCATGATGCTTTGCGTTTAGAACTTTCCAATACAAATGATATGGAACTGCCTCATCGTGAGCAAACAATACAGGTAATCCATTTACTGATTTACCTCCTAACATATTGATCCATTCCTGAAATGTTTTTCCTCCATCGTCTGATAGCAATCCTTTGACGTTTTCAAATATAAAAAAGCGTGGTTTGTTTACTTTAATAAATTCGTGTGAATTAAAAAATAGAACCCCTCGTTTATCGTCTTTACCTAGTCGCTTTCCTGCAAGTGAGAATGCTTGACATGGTGGAGATGTCATGTAGATATCCAGTGATTCAATTGGAATCTCTCTATCGTAAACATTGGTTGGATAGTATTTAGGTTCTCCGTAATTGTGAATGAATGTGTCTCTAGCGTACTTATCCATATCACAGGCAAACACAGTTTCATAGTTTACGCCTAAACGCTTTAGAGCTTGGTCAAATGCACCTACTCCTGAGAAGTCTGAACCTACTTTCATCAGTCAACAATTATTGATTCTACAAATTGACGAAATCTAATCTGCAAGTCTACTTGTTGTTCATAGATTTGCTCTCGGTTCTCTCCGTATACCTGTAAAACTTGGTTGTCTACTCTCCTAATTTCTTGCATTAACATATTTGCTTTGCGTTTTAGGTCTCGTTTGAAAACAGTTTGGTCGTTTAGGTCTTCAATCCAATCTGCTAATACAGGTAATACTGCGCATAACGCTACTAATTTGTGTTCCTTTCTCATAATTCTACGTTTTTAAATTTAAGTTCGTGTTCTAATTCTTCAATTCTTTTCTTTAGTTCTCCGTTTATATGCAGGCATCTGTTGATTTCTCTGCCATGTAAGCGTAGTTCTGTTTCAAGTTCAACGATTGCTAACTGAACCTGCTTTAAATCGTTCTCCGTGTCTTTAGCTCCGTTTATGTAAGCTGCAGCTTCAGGTCGTTTATCTTGTAATTCCTCTCTTGTTAGCTTTACTTTCCAAATGTTCTTTTGTATCAATCCCTTGATGTAAAGTAGTTTTAATCCTATATCCATCCTTTGTTGTTTAATGCGTTTAACTTTTGTTCTGTCATTGTAATTCTAGCTTGGAAAGGCTCTTTCACTCTGTATGGTTTTAAAGGGTCTTTTCCGTGTATTTCAAATCCAATTCCTTTGTTAAAATCACAAACTACAGGCTCATCCATTCCTGTATGTTTACCTCCTGTTTCCATATCCTTAACTTTTTCTACCTGCACCCACGTTTTGTACTTTAAAGTTTCGTGTTTAATTAGTCGGTGTATTACAAACATATCATCACATCGATTTAAGAATGCTTTACCTCCTTCAATGTGGTCTTTTAACGGTGCTTTAAGATGTCCTTTTAAATCTCCATCTGCATATAAGTTACCTGTGCGTCCACTTTCAGTGTTTGGATGCGTGTTTATGTAGATTGTCATTCCTGTTTGGTTTACAAATTGTCTAGCTTGGTTCATAAATTCGTAATTACCAGAAAAGCTCATTTCTCTATCCAGTCCTGTAAACGGGTCAATCAATCCTACATCTGCTCCACTTTCAGTAAATAACTTTAAGATGTCAGCAGGTTTGTAAAGTTTTGAGTTATCAATGAACATAAATGACTGCTCCAAGAATGCAAGGTCTCCGCTTATTTGTAAATGGCTCAACTCTTTAAAAGGCTTTCCTCTGTACATCTGTATCATATCACGTAGGATTTGTCCTTTCTGATTCTCTCCACTCCAAATGCAGAATGTTAAATTGTGCTTTAAGGCTAAGGTAAGAAAGTACCAATTAATCCAATACGTTTTACCTACGTTGTCGTGTCCTAAAATTATGTTTAGTTGTTTAGGTTTAAATCTTAGGTGTTCGTCTAGGAAGCAATCTAATCCCAATCCTTGTTTTATCTTACCATCCTTAACATCAAGTAAGTATTGTAAAGAATCTCCTTGTTTAAGTATCATAGTTTATTGGTTTAAGATTGCTAAGATACTATCACTTTCGGTAACTATCGTTCTATCTGCGTATTTATCTAAAGTTTCTGCTCTGCTAAAGAACTCAGGTGTGCAATACTGGTAGTTGTTTTCTTTGTGGTATGGATTCTCTTTGCAGTTTTTAATTGCGTTCATTATATCTTCCTTTTTGTATCCGTCTTTTAGTCGTGCTTTGTATGAGCGTTGTATCTTATCTCCAACTACTTTGAAGCTTCTTCCAAAAGATTTATTCACAAACTCAAGCAACGCTTGATAGTCTATATTATCTATTACATTAACATTATCATTAACATTAACATTATCAGCTATTTTTGCTATGCTACTAATGCGTTTGCCATCGTTTGCTATCTCTTGCCATCTTTTGTTAGCTCCTGCCATACCTGCTTCACTACGTTTAACTCGCTTTTCTTCAAATAGTTTGAGGTCTCGTTTCAACTGTTGCTTGATAGGTTCAAAAGCAATCTCTATAATTAAGTCTTTGCTTGTTGGGTTCTCATCACTAACGTAAGAGTAAATGTGTTTGATTAACTTTCCTGCAATTTCATCAGGTAGTTTGTTCCATAAGTCCTTTTGGTCAACGTAAAGGATAAACGATTTTTTGTCTTTTGCCATCTGCAACATTTTAAGCAATAAAAAAGCCCATTAAGTTTCGTGGTTGCAGCACTACTCCCTAATGGACTTCTAATAATTTTTTTTGAAGGTCTGCAACACCTGTACAAATATAACGCTAAACTTCTAATAAAGTTGCATCATTGTCTAAAATATTATATCTTCCTTCAGCAATCCATCGTTTTACACGTAATAACTTGTATAAACTTGTGCAGTTATTTACATCGTCTATGATGTTTCTAGGTTGCAGGATATACTTTGAATCAATTAAAAATACTTGATACTCTCTAACAACGTCTAAATACTCGTCCTTATTGTATTCTAACATATTTTTATGGGTTTGTATGTTATGAATTACTGATGCGTGATGCTGGTTAAAGAACGAACCTATTTCATTAAACGTTAGTTCCTCTTTTCGTAGCTGATTCATTAAAAAACATTTCTTGTAGATATGTTCTTTCTTTCTGCAGCGTTTGTTTAGTTCGTCTCTTTCTATCAAGTAAGTTACTCTTTCTATTAAATCGTTTTTCATAATTGCTCTATTTTAAATGTTCCGTTATTGAATCTACCTGTTTCGATTAAATCCATTTTTTTCCAGTGTGCTAAGTTTTTTGAATGAAAACGCCACTCCTGAATTGTTGTTAGTCCGATGATATAGCTTAATTTATACATAACGTAATTAAATAAAATATGATTAACATTCCTGCGATTACTAAACTTACTGCGATTCCTAGCATTGATGCTTCGTAGTTTTCTTTTCTTTTATAGCTCATAATTCGTTTATTTCTTGTTTAATTTCATTCCAATATATAATTAAATCTGAGTTTTGCCAACAATTTACATCAAGTGCTTCAATTACTTCCTCAACTGAAATTAATGCTATTTTTTTAGCTTCGTTTATTGTTAACTTTTCAAATTGAACTAATGCTTTAACAATTAATTCGTGTGCTTTTTCTTTTGCTGTCATAAAGTTTGGTTAAATTTGATTTCACATATTCTTCTGTAAAGTTCTTCATTAAAGCTCCCTCTAATTGTTTCGTGTGATGACTTCGTTCTCCAGAACTGAATCATCCGTTGTAGTTTAAATACCATAGTAACTCCAATCGTGTTCGTTCCTGTGGAAATCTTCCATCTTTTCCTGTATCTCTTCAGACAACCAAAGCGTGTTGTTTCTGTACTCTTTTACTTTCTCCTGTAGGAAAGATGTGTACTCTTCTGTTATTTCAATGTCTCCTGCTTCGTCCGTGTCGCTGTGAAAAAACGTACCTGACAAAGGTGTAATAGTAAAGTCTATGTAGTGACTTGTACATTCGTCTGACCATTCAAAATCGCATAGAACCGTGTAATAGTATTCTCCGTACACGTATTCAATTTCAATGCGAAATGTTAGCATCTTGTAATCTGTAATTTCAAAGTTGTTCATGTTATTTGTGTTTAATTATTAATTCTCCGTATTTCTCTAGTACAGGTGATTGCACGTGTACAGGGATATCCTCAATGACTTTATCCTCTTTAATGTAGTTTGGTGTAGTTGCGATGAAAAAGCTCATTACAATTAAGAATAATGCAACAGGCATTAATAAATCTAATACTTCGTTTCGTGTTTTCATTTGATTTGTAGTTTTTGCATTAATTGACCAAGTGTTGCAGCTCGTGTTCCTGCACTTTGAGTTCCTTCATCATGGATTCCAAATGCATCAAGCATCTCCATATACTCATTCCATAGAACATCATGTTCCTGGATAATCAAATCAATCATTTCTTTTTTTGTCATAGCTTTTAAATTAGATTTCTGAATTATTTATATGCAAATCTAAGGATAATGTTTCAGTTATCAACAATTATTTTTCATTTATTTACAAAATAATCTTGAAAGCCTTGATTTTACTAGGGAAAAACGTACCCCATCGGGTACATATAAGTTCAACTTTTGCTTTATTACACCCGCTCGGGTACATAAACTATACGTGAAAACTGCTTAATGTATAGGAAATTCACTTAATTATACTTGAATACGTATATTGAAAACACATTATAATATGTATTTGACCTTTATATGGCTACTTATTAATAAAATAATATACAAAATCACAATAAAATGTAACAAAATCAGGGTAAATCCTTAAATAAATTATAAATTTTCAGGTTATATCCATAAAAAAAAGGGTGAATACATTACGTACCCACCCTTAATTGTAAAACCAAATTTAACTATGAAGTCACAAATATATTAAAATAAATGTGATATTCTACACACCTGTCCAAATTCTTTATGATGCAGATAGCCTTCTAAACCCTGAGGTGCGTGCTGGAATCCTTTTTTGTGATGCCAAGAATCCGTTGCAGAAGGTGATCTAAGTGATTCAACCGTAACTCCAATGTAATCTTTACTGCTTTTATGATGCACGTGATGCGTGTAAACGTACCTGTGCTTTGATAAGCTCCATAAATGCGGAAACTCTGTAGCCATTAACAGAGGTAAGTCTGCCTGCTTTGCTCCGTCTCCGTGTGTTGTACCTATTAAACTATTTCCATATAGGAAGCCCTTACGATGAGCAATGCTGCAATCAAAAGTAATATTATCACAATTTCTAAACCACGTCTGTATGCAATCTGCAAGGAAAAAACCGTGTGTGTAATCATGGTTAGATGGATTAAAAGTAAAATGCACATCAGCGACAGATAGCAAAGTTTCCAGGATATCAACATACAATTGTTTTGCGATTAGAAAATTTGAGTACCACATTCCGTCCGTGTCCTGTGGAGTTCCACCTGTAGTAGTTCTGTTAGGTGTGTCAATATGTAAGATATCGTTACCTCCAATAAACAGGATTTTATCAATGTTAAAGCCTGATGACTTGTCTAGGATTCCTTGAACGCCTTCTTTAACACGTTTAACTGCAATCTGATTGTTGTAGTCTTCACCTGTTTCAAACGCTTGACAAAGCTTTCCAATGTGAATGTCTGCAGGATCAACTACAAGTAAGTGTCCGTCTGTTGATGGGTTTCTAAAAATAGTAGGATATTCAGGTTTAAAATCTCTAATGTCTTTTAGGATTAAATCCTGCAGCTCTTTGTAATTTACCTCTTCTGATTCCTTAAAGTTCGGATTTTTAAAGAACAATGATGCGTGTTTGTTTTTAATCCAACCGTGTTTTACATCTTTATCGTCTAAACCTAGTCCGTTAGATTCTAATTTAATTGCCCTGTAAGAGTTTAATATTTCTATTTCGTCTTCTTGTAATCGGAATCTACTTTGTTTACTCATAGTTACAATTTAGTGAGAAGTCTTAACCTACTTCTAAAGGTTTCATTAAGCGTAAACTTAACTAATATTCCTAATATGAATGCAATAATCACAAATAGCCAATTTACTTTAGTTTTGGTAATGTACTTGTTTTGGTATTTTACCTTCTGAGCTTCTGATTTAATGTATTTTGTTTTGTACTTATATTCAATACGTGTCTGAAATCTTGTTTGAGGTACGTAGGAACGCTTGTAACGAACGATTGTATCTTTCTGAACAATTACCTTTTCCCAATAAATAGAGTCTCTTAGAACGTACGGAATTGAGTCTATTGTCGAAACTTGTATTGTGTCGCTAGTTTCGTCACAGCTGTATCCTTTTTTCATTGCACGCATGACGTGATAATGAGCAGAACACGAACTTAATAATAAAGCAACAATTAGCCACCTCATAAAGATTGCAACATTTTGATTACTCTAGGACATGGGTACATATCTGATTTGTCTTTACGAACTGAATTGTGTGTAAATATACCTTTCGTGTTTTGGAAAGCTAGTTTATCAATACTCCAAATCTCTGCTCTGTAATCTTTAGGAATGTCGTAAGTTTCGCACAGGTAAACTACTAATTGTCTTAGAGCTTCTATCTGAGCGTCAGAGTATTTATACCAATACTTAAATCCTTTAAATGGTTTTTCAAGTTCGGTTACGTTTTCGGGTTTGATTACACCCCCTGCGTAGTTGTAGAACTTATCTCCTCTTTTATTCAGGTAACCCCAATTGCAAACTTCAATTCCTACAGAACATTTATTTAAGTTAACGTACTTTGCTCCGTTTTTTGAGAAGTCCTGGTTATCAATTCCTAGATGCCATGCCCAATGCTTAGAACTGAAACATTGCACAATAGTACCGTCTTCTCCAATTACAAAAGCTGTTCCTATTCGTGTTTCGTTACCGTTCCAATATCTACTAACTCCTGCTGCGTTTCCATTGCCTGCTGTGTGATGTAAATAGATTTGTGTCTTAGGTGCTTCCTCTTTGAAATACTGATTGTCCGCAAGGCGAACCTGTTTGATTTTACTAATGTCTAATTTCATTTCAAGTCCTCCAATGTTTCTTTAGATCGTTTAACTAACTTAATGAATTTATCCCAAACGTTAACTCCTGTAACTGAAAAGTAACTTTCGTTAATACTTTTGATTTCCGTGTAAACGCAGAAGAAAGTAAACGCCTTTGTTAGCAATAAATCAATTGCAATAAAATGTGCAAGAATATCTGCTACAACGTACTTTTCTAACAAGAACACAAATACTATTGCGCCTGAGTAAAGAAGTGTCTTAGAAATGGTGTGAGAAAGTCTGCGTGAACGTATAGACTTCCATCCACCTTTTTTAATTGAACGCCAAATGCCAAAACACGTATCTAAAATGATTGCTAGAATTGCAATAATTACTAATGGCTTTACAGGTGTTAAGATTGTAAAGATTGAGAAAACAAACAAAGTAAATTTAGATTTCATTTACAGGAGTTTGTGGTTCAATAACAGGTTCTGGTTTCGGTGCATAGTCAAGTACGTTTAAATTTTTAACCCACATAGTGTCAGGATTAGTTGTACCGTTTACTTCTTCCATTGAAATAACCCAATCATCATAAGCGTCTAAAATAGGGTTATAATAGGAATCAGGTGCGTATTGCACCCCTACTAATTCGTCTTTTTGTAATTGATTTAATATAGCTACTTGTATCATACTTGTCTAGATAATGCAGTTTGAAATGCTTGAATTCGGTTATATAGATTGATTGATTGTGTATTATCTAAGCCTTCACCAATTGTTGCAAATGCCATTTGATTTTTACTCGTGAGAACATCTATCTCACCTGATAGGAATACATATCTAGTACCCATTAATAACATATTAGCATTGGAATTTAAACCAGCCATACTAGCACTTTCCAATAATGTTCCGTTTCTATATATTTGATTATTTAATAAATCTGTTCTTGTTACTATATAATTTGCGCTTGTATTAGGGGTAGTAACATATTCTATCAAAGCACCATTTGAATAAGTTATATTGCTTGCGGTTTGGAAACGAAGATTATTTCCAGACACAAAGTATTGGTCATCAATATTGTTATATACCTCACAACCTAAATCACTTGAAGACCCTAATTGAGTTCTAAAATAACCTGAAAAGTGAATACTGTCACTACTTAAAATGGAAGCATTGAAAAACGTATCAGCATAGCCATTAGTTCCATTTGGCAAAGCCCCATTACTTGAGTGCGTTATTCCACCATTAAACTGAAGTCGATAAGCTGCGTCTAAATCGCGAGGGTCTTTTAGGTTGTATTTGTGTGTTGTTGCAGTCCCACCAACAAACGGATAAATAGCATTCATATTTGTCCAAAGTCCGTCTGCTTTTAATCCAATGACTAGATTATCAATTGCAGTTTGTTGCGTTGCATTTGTAATCGCAGCAGCAGTAATAAACGCCTGAGCATCTGCATCAAAAGAAGGTGATAAAGTCCCTACTATGTCAGTAGCTCCTGCCCATGAAGTAGAATGCGATTTACCCCAACCGATAGCATTGTTTGCGCCTTGTCCCCAACCTACTGTGTTGTTTGCTGCGCCATCTCCCCAACCACTACTATTTGCCATTTTCGTTTTTATTTAGTTTTGCAAGAAATACAATTAGTTTCTTGACGTTAGTTTCTTTTGGTTTGTAAACTTTGACTACCTGTCTCATATGTACCACGAAGTGTAGTTATTATTTGTATCTGGGAACATATCTCCAGAAGTGTTAGAGCTGTACTCAGGAAACAAACTGTTGTTCGTAAACACGTAGTCAATAAATCTTTCTGTGTAATGTTGTGCTATTGCAGTCTGCTTTTCAATCAAGTAGTCTATTTCGTTTTTTTCTACGTTAGAGCTGTTCTCTGAGTTGTGCTTGTACACACCTTTGTTAGAGATCGTGTACGCTGCAAATGGCAAATAATACTTCATGCTCAAATGAATAAGCATAGGCTTTAAATAATCGCGTGTAAGGATTAAATAATTACCTGTAAGAGTATTTGCTATGATATCTGCTTTAATCTTGTTTAAGAGCTTCGTACCTGTGTAATTCTGTAGGTCTGTATCTTGGGCGATTTTGACATATTGTATAAATTTGTCAGTATCAACATTGCCATTCAACGATGTGAACTTAACAATGTCTTCTCTAGTTACTAATAGTGCTTCTGCCATTATCTTGTAATTGTTCTTTTAGGTTGTGGATTGCTAGGAAGAAATCCGTAATTAGGCATGTCAACAGGACGTTTAGAAACTAAATCAGGATTTGTTACAACGTATCCGTATTTCGCAGCTTTCGCCTGTGCTATTTGTTTTTGGTTTGGTAAGTTTAATGCAGTTCCTGAGAACACAGCATATACTTGTTTATTCCATCTGTGATGGCAGTTACCCCCACCTTTGTAAAGCCAAATTGAATAAGTGTCTGCACCTTCAGGACCCCAACCTGGATTTACTGCTTGATTACCCATGTTTAAGATATCTTCTTTTCTGTAAAGTTTGTTTGCTGTTAACATAGCAGTACAGAAGTCTCTAGGATTATCTGATTTAAGACCCTCGTATTTGTACCTTACAACGAATTTAACGCCATCTATAGTTTTATCCTGCTTATCTGTTATATTAGGTCTTGCGTCACCTGTAGAAACAAGATTTACTATCTTACTAAGTAAGCTTTGTTTTTCTTCTTTTGCTAGGTTTTCGTTTTCTAAATCGTCATTATCGTAATCAACAGGTTTTTCATCAATTAACACCCAACTAGGGTCTGCATCTTCGCCTAAATTAATCAATGCGTTTGTCTGTGAGCTTAATTCAGTTCCATCTGTTCCTGTTTCTTCTGCAACTTGTTCTTCAGTTTGCGTGTTTTCAAGGTCAACAAACTCCAAAGGTTGTAACGTTCTAAAGAATAGTTTTAAACTGATTCCGTTAAATGCTAGAATTTGGTCAAATGCATCTAATAACTCTTCTTGATTTGGACGAATTACCATGTTATCAAACAAGATACTAGAGTTTTTAAGTTCATCTGCGTTACTTGAAAAGCCATTAGAACTAGCAACACCAAATAAAAGAGGTGATGTAACGTTATGTCCTAACATTACCTTACGTGTACATTCTTCAGATAAGTATGTGTAATGCTCAGGAGCATCATTTAAAGGAATATCTTCAACAGTTGTTTTGCTTTCTGCGTTGTTATTAAATGCAACGATTACTTTTTGCCCACGTGAACCTGTGAGCTTATTCATTACCTTTGAAGTAATGATTGCTTGCTGTTCGTCAGTTGGTATTCCGTTGTTAAAATTTACGATTTTCGTGCCTGAAAAACCGTTTTGTACCTCGTTTATTAGGTAATCTCCTATCTCTTCTTCTAATAATGCATAGCTTAAACTACCTTGATAGTCTGGATAGCTGTAATATTTCATAGAAGGTGAGTAAGGCTTTACGTAAAGAATCTCAATTTTTTCTTTGCTATATCCGTATGCGTTGTATCTTACAGGAGCGTATTTCTTTGGATCGTTCCAATTGTCAGAATAGTAATATCCTGTTATTTCGCCTTCTTTATTGCATTTCTCAGCTCTTAACAAGTTCAAAGGGATATGGTAAGCCTTTAAAATCTTATCATGCTTATCGTTGTAGTGTACCTGAATTGCAAACTGACCAAATAACTTCTTGTCTAAACAAAGCTTTCTAACATCTTCCTTATTAAATAACGCCATCATTTGCGCGTACTCAGAAGGCTTTTTGTTAGCGTCTAATGCAGATAGACCTTTTCCGTAAATAAGTCTAGCTATGTTGTTTATAATAGCGTTGTTTGTTGTACTATTGCTGTATCTAGCAATTAGGAAATCATAGAACTGCTCTCCGTCCTCTGTAAGGAAGTCAACCCAATTGTCCTGGTTACTTTCGCTTACAATAGGCGAAGTGTACGAAGACAGGTTTAATACGTGTAAATTATTCATATACGATAAAATCATTTGTTGTTACGTTAGATACATAAACTCCGTTGTTTACTGAGAATGTAACTAAGTTTTGCGAGGTACAAAATACCCTGTCTTTAAATATGATGTTTGAACCGTTCTTTAATACCAAATTGTAAAAGTGTCCATCTACTAAAGTAAACAACGCTGTGATTGTGTTTACATAGTCTCCTGTAGTTGAACTTAAAATGGCTACTGTCTGCGTTACATTAGTTTGATCGTCTGTAATTTGCATTACATTGTACGTTGTATTTCTAGGAATAAAACTAAAAGTCTGCGCAGTTAATGAAGGTGTTAATACTATCATATTATTATAATTAGAATTTCGTGTTTTTGTTCCTTTTATAGACAAAAAAAAAGCCACTCAATTAAGAATGGCTTTAATTTTAATGTGTTGAACTTCTTAGTTCGCGTCAATTGTTGCTCCTGTAAATACTCCAGGTGCTAATAATGCATCTGTAAACGGAGACGCTACGTTAAGGAAATTAGCAGGAATAGCCTCCATACCTTGTAGGGTCATGGTATAACCGTTAAGGTCACCCATTGCAGTACCATTTGAGATAACCCCTGTAGTAACTTCCATTCCATGTTCTAAACCTGCAATGAAGAAATTGTTTGCGTTTGTTCTAATTACTACGTGAGGTCGTCCCCATGCAAGTAATTTCATTTGTTTTGTAGTAATAACGTCTTGTCCTTTGATTGTAAAAGTAAGCGTTTGTTCTACAAATGTAGTTCCGTTTTCACGTGAACTTGTCATTGTTTGCTCGAAAGAGTTTGCGCCTTTCAAGTCAAATTTGTAAAGGGTGTTAACACCTGCAATAGTAGCAATCGCATCTTCTTCGTCAACAGTAGAATCATAGGTAATTGCACCTAGTGTTCCATAATTGATAAAATAAATTGCCTTGATTCCTCCTACAAATTCTTTACAAGATTCTGGACGACCGTGTGTCAGTAAACATGCCATAAGTACTTGATTTTGAATTAATTATAAAATAAAGCGGAGTTGTTACGCTCCGCTCTGTAAATGTTATGCTCCGTAAGTTACTGCATCACCTGCAAATCCTACTGCAACACCTGCGTTGTAACGTAAAATTACTCGGACGTTATTAGATCCGTCGATGTCTTGCATGTCAATTGTCTTAACAAGTTGTTGATCCGAAAGCAAACCAACTCCAAAATACAAATTGTCTACTGTTGTAGCAATCATGTTGTCAGCACCTAATCCGTTAGCCATGAAAATTGGAATACCTTCAAAGCTCAAAGAACCGTTAGTGTACCATTGAGAACCTTGAGCGTTTGTACCGTTAGCTCCTAATCCTGATGCACCAAATCCACCCAATGCACGTACGTACAATTTAGCGATTTTTTGAGATACATAAAGACGTAAACCTTCGTTACCGTAAACTGCTGCAGGAATAGAATCTACTACACGTGCCATTTCTGAAACTACGTTTGTAGCGTTCAAAGCTGAACCTGTTAATGGTGTAGAAACTGCGATAGAACCACCTGCAATCAATTGTGCTTTCAAACCTAAGTAAGAACCTGAAGTAGCTGTACCACTCCAAATAGCTGTCTCAGTTCCTGCTGCTACTTTCTCTGCAACGTGTGCAATCAAGAAGTCAGAAAAAGATTTAGGCAAAGTCTTGTAAGCTGAGTAACCCATCTCAGCAGATTGCCAAGTTTGGAATAAATCAGTTTTACAAAGTTGAATGTTAACTTGTAATTCTTTTGTTGTTAATACAGACTCAGTTAAAGTAACTGTTCCTGATGGTGTAAAGTCGCAAGATGCATCTGTTACGATACTTCCTGTTGCTACTTTTTGCAAGACTGTTTTATATCCTGCGTTAGCCATGATGGTAACTCCACCTTGCTCTAATGTTGGTGCGCTTAATAACGCTGCTGCGATGTACTTTCCGGCAAATTCTCCGGAATAAGTTGTTCCCGCTGTAACTGGATTCGGCATTTTTTCTTATTTTAAAATGTTAATATTATTTACTTATTTTTTCTAGGATACTATCCATAACTGAACGAGGTCTTTTTGCTCCGTATTGGAAATGCTCTACTTCGTTCGTGTTTTCAGGGTTAAAAGAAATAGGCTTTACTTCTGAAAGTTCGGTTGCCTCTGTTGCAACTTCGTTAACTTTAGAAAGAGTTTCTAATTTTGCTTTTAACTCAATGTTCTCTGCTTGTAATTTTTCAATCTCTGAAAAGAAAGTTTCTTTAACTTGACTTTCGATTGTCTTTTTAATTGTCTTAGGAGCTTCTTCTGTAGCTTCTACTTCAACTTCTACCTCTGCTTCTGGTTCTGCAGGTTCTTCTGTCGTTGCTTCTTTGATCTCAGCAATTAAACCTTCAGTAGTTACTACTAGAATCATTCCGTTCTCCAATTCGTACTCTCCAATTGGAACAGGTATTTTTTGTTCGTCTTCTGTGATAATGAAAACTTCATTGTCCATTTCAAAAGCGTCTGCTTCAAAGATGGTAACTCCGTCCATTAATTTCATTTGCTCTAACTTTACTTCCATTCCAAGTAAAGTTTTGATTTTGTTAATTGTGCTATTTTTCATTTGTTTGTTTTTATTTACCAACTTGATTTAAAGTAGAGAAAACATCATCTATGCTTCCTTGAATATCTTCTGCAAACATGAAAATATCTGAAATTTGTTTATCAAGTTCACTACCTTTTAAACTAATTCCTAAGTCTTTTTCAGTTTTTAAAAATTGTTGTTGAAGTTTTGTAGCCATCGTCAAATAGTTTTTACCCATATTTTTGTTAGCTAAAACATTAGACGTTTTTAAAGATGCATTAATTGAATCAACTCCTTTTTTTACGTTCACTAGCAATTTGTTCATTGTAGTTGCCTGTGTAGTTACTTGCTTTAATATATTTTTGGCATCATCTAATAAAGCTAATTCTACTTTCTGACTTGCTAACTCTGTAGCTTCGTTAATCTTTGATATTTTTTCTAATACTGAGTTTATTGACATTTCCTTTTTTTTTAGAGTTGTTATTATTATAATTAAAGTATTTATATTTTGTTGTATTTTTGGTTAGACGTTACCTATTCCCTGTGCTTGTAAACTACCATTGCAACACTTTACAGAGTACTTCTTTCCGTCTTTACATAGGCACGCTCTTCTGCCACCTTTAGGACTTGTCTGTGACGGTTTTACGTCTTTAGTTTGTTTGTCGCTCATCTTCTTCTATTATTTGTTTTATACGTTCAATTAATAAATCCTCTTCTGACATCATGGACATTTCTAGTTTATCCGCAAAGTAACCTTCTATAGAAAATCCTTTTACTTTTCCGTCTTTTACTTGTTTCCAAACGTCATCATTATTTACTTTCATGGAAATCATCCACGTTCCTTTTGGCAAATCAAAACCATATAATCGGGATTTATCCGTTTTACTATCTTGAATTAACCAACTTTCTACTACAGACATTCCGTCTAACTTTTCTTTGTGTTCGTAGGTAGCATTGTTCTGGTTTCCTTTCATTAGAAATAACTCTGATGCGTGTCTAACTGTGTCCTCTGAAAAGTAAATGTAGTACTCCTCGTTATCTTTGTTCTTTCTGTAGATTTGCTTGTTTGGAATTAAAGCAGCACCCATTAGAATTTTTTTCTCTTCGTCTATTTCTTTTAATTCTACTTCGTGTTTTGCTAACGCTACAAAGTCACTTTCTATGGCAGGAGTTAATACCACAGAAACAGCTCCAATTCCTGCTAAAGCTTCTTTTTCGTCTATTACTAGTTCAATGATTTTCATATCTATTTAATTAATGTTTGGTTAAAGTGTTGCATTTTCTTTTCTGTTGCGATCTAGTGACTGCTGAGAAGTTATCTGTCCAGAAACTACGTACGCTTGCACAGGTTGTTGTTGTAAGCTTGCTAACTGATTAATACCTGAGTTACCTACTACGTTAAAGTTTGGTGCTGACATCATAGGAGTTTGAGTAGGTGCAGGAGTTGTTGTGTCAGGTGTTGTTGTTCCTCCTTCAAATTGTGTTTTACTAATTTTACCTACTTGAACTGCTCCTGCTGCTCCTGCTGCTGCTGCTTCTAAAAATCTTTGTCCAGGAAATAACTCTGTCTTAGTTGCTAACGCTGCTGTGACTGCTAGGTATGTGTTTGTTAATGCAGCTGCTAGATTGTATGCTTTGTTTATTTTAAACGCTCTGCGTGCATCTTTTTCACTCTTTCCAGCATTCATTTGAAACAGGTCATTTATAATTGATAAACCTGCCATTGTCATTTCAATTTGCTTTTCTGTTACTGCTCTTTTTTGCGCAGTAGTTTTTTCAGCAGCTGTAGTTTCTAAAGCTAAAACATCTTCTTCATATTTCTTCTTTAACGCTAACAACATTTCCGCATTACCTTTGTAAAGCAACTGTTCCTTTTCGTATTCAGTTTGTAATTTAGCTAACTTTAATTCGTCTTCACTTAAAGTAAGTTCCTGTAATAATGCTTTGTCTGCTGCTGCTTTTTCGTCTGCTGTTTTCTTTAATTCGTCTTTTTTATCTTGCTCAATTTTAGCGTGCTTTAGATTTAACGCTGTCAGCTCCTGACCTTGTTTATCTTGTAAAGCTTTTGTGTCTTCTCCTGCTTTGTCTGCTATTTCATAAAGCTTTTCATATTTTGCGTTTAACGCTGCTTCTTCTTTGTCTTTTTCGCTAGTTAATTGTGCAATTCTTTGTTCTTCAACTGAATCATAATACGCAGTTAAACTGTCGTTATACGCTTTTAATTGTTCTTTTTCTTTGTCACGTGCTGCCTTTGACCCTTCAGCTATTTTATCGTTTGTTTCTTTTTGTGAATCTAACGCACTTTTTTTAGCGTCTGTTTGTTCTTGCTTACGTTCAACCTGGTTCTGTTGTAAAACAGCAGTTTTATTTTTGTACGCTTGTTTTAAATCGTTGTACTCTTCTTTTAATGCTTCTCTAGATTTGGTAACTAGTTCACGTTGCTTTTCAATTACTTCATCAGACATACCCAAGCTCTTGTAATTTGCTAGGGTATTTTTTTCCTTTTCGTAAGTGTTTCTTGCAGTTGCTAATGTAGCCTTTTCTAATGCAAGTTCTTCGTCTGCGTGTTTTAATGCTAACTTACGTAATGCTTCTGCGCTTGCTCCTGATGCTTTAGCCATGTTATATTCATGACCGTTTTTATTTCTTAATGCTTCGCTCGCTCTGTCACTTGCTGCAATTTGTGCGTTTAATGCGTTCGTGTTTCTCTTAGTTGCTGCTGCTGCTTCATCATTTGCCTCTGATGATTCCATGAACATTGTAATCAACTTGTAACCAATAGCAATTAAAGCTGCGATTCCTGCTACAATTGCTACTACAGGATTTGCTGCTAATGCAGTATTGTACAGCCATTGGAAACCTGTTAAGATTTTTTGAAAAGCAGACGTTGCTTTAATTGTATCCCCTAACGCCTTAAAACTTGTAATGCTTTCTCTTACACCTTGTATTCCTTGCTGTAAAGCCATTGCTGACTGAACCTTTAATAAAGCACCTTCTACTGCTTCTGATTCAACGCCAAACGTACCCATGACTCCCTGAACTGCACTAAAGCCTGAAGTAACTCCACCTAATGCACCCCCTAATTTTTGACCCATTGTTGTAGCAGCTGCGTCAACTGCCATGTCCGTTTTAATTTGGACTTTTCGGTAATCTCCAACGGTCTTTAATAAATCCTTGTATTCTTTAGTTGTAGTCTTTCCTGCGTTTGCTAATTCATATAACCTGTCCTCTGCTTCACCCATACGCGCTGTGAGGGGTTGCAGGTCTCCGTAAACATCTTCAAAACTAGCAGAAACATCATGTGTAGCTTTGGAGAGATTCTCCATTGCCTTAACAGCATCTTTAGTTTGTACATCTATTTCAATTACTTTCTTTTCTGCCATCAGTTAATTTTTTTGCGTGCGTTTTTTCTAATTTCTTGTTTTGTCATTTTGCGAAAGGAAGTAGTGTAAGCATATTTACCTTTTGCGATGTCTATGTTTTCTGATACCCCGTAGAAATTATCTAACGATAGCATTTCAATTATTATTTTTATCATTTCTGTTCGATTATAATGTAATTTATTACGTTTTCTGAACGGTCTCTATCAGGAAAACTTGTCTCTAATGTTAAAGTTATTGTACGTGGTGCGTTTGCAGGAACGGTTACAACCATAAATCCATCTTCTGTAAATCTTGCTAAACTTAAAACTACATCACTAGCATTTGCGCTTTTAGTTACATTGACTAAATCTCCTCCGTTTGTAAGTCCTACGTTAAATTGTAGTTGTGTATCTACACCAATTGGAACAGCAGCAATTTGCACAGGTGTTATTACTTGAAAGTCATTTAACAAAGTAAAGTTAACTGCTCCTGTAGTTAGATCACTTTGCATTTCGTTAATGAAGTAGCGTTTATCTCTGATAATTAATCTATCGTTTAACTCTAGCTTTGTTAAGATGCTAACAGGTAAAATAGTTTTGACTTTAGTAAGTCTGTTTTTAGGACTGTAAAGATTTGTTAGGTAATTGGAATAGTAAAGCTCATAAATACTATTCGTGTTTATGGCGTTATAGAAACTAGATATCTCTGCTCCAAAGTTCAACGTTAAAGGAATTAATCCTGTACTGAATAAAATCTCTGAATCTTGACCAAAAGGAACGTACTCCGTTATATTTGGTTGACCGTTCCAATGTATTTGTCCTCCACCTGTAATAGTAGTTGCTTTATTCATGTACAATAAAACAGGCTTTGGAACGTATGCTGTAAACTGTTTGTTTAAGCAGTAACCTACTTGTAATTGATTACCGAAATTGTTGTGCAGTAAGTTTTCAAATGGACTTTCTATTTTGTATTCTGAACCATCGTAGTTAAAACCTATTTTTAAATCTCCGTATTGGTGCGCATCAGGATTGTTTATACTTTCCAAAAATGCTTTATTCATAAAGCTCTCACTTGGTTGGTATTTAAACTCTATGGATTTGTAAAGCTTTACTCTTTCAACTTCAATACTAGAAACGTCCGTGTATTTGGTGATATCGAAAACAGAACCTGTGCTGTACCAAAAAGGAATCGTATCAAATGTATATTCGTTTTTCTTGTTAGAATAGACAGTTAAGTTAAACTCCTTACAAAGACCCTGAATAAAATCTATTATTTTCATGTCAGGTGCAACACTAGATAGATTCGTGTTGGTGTTAGTTGTAACCGTTCCTGTAGCTGTTGCTGTTTCTGTACTGATAGATCCAAAAACATTGGTTCTAATTGTAGCTAAAAAGTTAAAGTTAATTACAGCAGAGTTAGCACTCCTAACCTTGAAACTTAAAATCGCAGATTGCCCAACAGGCAAACTAAATTGTGTTGCTCCACCTGTAGTTGTTCCTGAAAACGTCATGTAATAAACGTTGTTGTTGTAAACGTCTATGTAGTAGTTAGTTGGGTTAGGTGTTAAACTACTCACGTTAAAAGCCAGCGTACAATCTACAAAAACGTTTGACGGAATAGCGTAAAAAAGTCCAAATTTATTTGTAGAAGTAAAGAAAACTGTTGGACTAGACGTAGTTAAAATGTCTAGTGTAGTTGCATTACTCATAAAGTTAGCAGACTCTTTATTTTTGAATAGCAAGAAAGCCTTTTTAAAAATGTCAGACAATAAAAATAACCCTTTGAAAACTACTCCGTATTGCTGTGCTATTAATTCCATGATGGTTGCAACTCTTACAGCAGGAAATAATTCTGTAAATAGTATTTTACCGTTGGTGTGTGCTATGTTGTTACTGTTGTTTGTTGGGTATGTGTACCAATCAGGGGTGTTTGCTGCAGGTAGTGGAACACTTGCATTAAATTGCCAAACCCTTTTTGAAGTAATTAAAGGGTAACGAACATCGTAATCAGTTACAGAACTATCAGTTGTAACTCGGTTGTAAACTTCTGTGTTGTTGTAGTCATGATCTAAATCCGTGTAGTCTAACTGACTTAATTTATCTTCTAAAAAATGGTCTTTAAGACTTACTCCTGCTCCATAGAATGTTACAGAATAGCTATCAGGCTTTCCGTTTTTTAGGTTCGCTTTTTCAAACTGAATTTT